ACAACCCATTAGTGAGCACGGTAGCGCCGCCACCCGCTTTTTGCAGGGTGACGGCGCTGTTGAATGCTCCTTTAAAGAGCGCCGTGAGAGGTTCTTGCATTAATCAGCAGACGTCTTAGTCACTGCTTTCTTTTTGGGTGGTTCGCTCTTTACTCCCTCGCTGCGCTTGAAGCGATTAGAAGACAGCAAGAGCAAGGCTTTATCTTTCGGCCACTCTCGCACATCCCCCGCAGGGATAAACTCACCACCCACACTGGCATTGCTGGTGCATTCCAGCTTGATGTTTTCACTCATAATTAAGCGATAATAGAATCAATCACTGCCCATTCAGCGGCCCTGGACACTTTACAATCAAGATCCTGGAAAACCCGCAGCACCACGCCGCCCGTTGCTACTTTAGTTGCCGTGTCGCGGTTCAGCTCCACGCCACCCCACATGCCGACATAAAGTCCACGGGGCACACCGTAAACAATGACGCTCTCATTGGTTCCCACGCCCAGATTGCCCGGGATATTGTTGGTGCAGTAAATGCGGAATGCATCAGTGTTGATGTAATTATCCCCGCCCGGGCGGCCAATGAAAATGCCGCTGCCAGCATCAACTTTCTCAGTCATCAGCTGAGCCTCAGCACTGGCGTTGGTAAAGCCAACCGCAGAGCCTACATCTGCATTCGCCTCACCGAGCAGCTTCCGCGCCTCGAAGAGGTCAGAGCGAGTCACCGTGTTAGAAGTCACTGAATGCGATCCAATCGCTGAAGCAGAGCGAATCCCCTCAGGTTGATTGCTGCTGCCAGTTCCATTGAAAAGCGTGTTCTCGATTTCAATAGCAAGCCCGCGCCGCAGACTATTGGTCAACAGCGTCTCAATTTGAGGCGTTGACTGCTTTGCAGCTTGGCGAGTGAAAGGGATACGAGCACCCACCGTTGCAAAGGAGAGGCTCACCTTATCCATGGTGTAATCTCCCTCAGTAGGCTCAGCGTCTTCCGCCACCCAGTAGAAGGAAGGGTTGGTCAATTCACGCGGAATTTCCACGTTGCCAACCAAGCCGCCAAGCATGGTCACTCCTTGGGAAAGCAATACCGTCTCAGTCCGAAGCGACTCAATAAACATCTCATCAAGCAGTTCAGTGTCAACAATGTCAGCCACCTCAGAGTTGCCAACGCCTACGCCGAGCGTGGCGCGAATTCGGTCATTGGGCGTATAGCCACGCATCAGCACATCAAGAGGAATGGCGATATTATCGCTCTGGCGATCTCCGCGTTCTTTCAGCGTATCACTCACCTCCAACTCATAGCCGGCATGTTTTGCCATATCGCCCTTGATTAAACCCTCAACCACCTTGCGAAGGCTGTAGCGCTTGCTCTCCTTTTTGGAGGCGCCAAGATCTGCTTGAGAGAGATTCCCCGAGCGGTTGCGAGCTTGATCTAGCGCTTTGCGCTGAAAATCTTGGAGAACGTCTTTAGGATCGCTGCCGTCTTCCAAACGAGCAACAGCGGCGCCCACTTGATCCTCCAATTTAAATTCACCAGCAATGCGATTAATCTCGCGTTCAGCGCTACGAATAGCGGCGCCTCGGGCCCGCTCATTTGCCAGTTCCTGCGCCAAATCTCGCGCCTCATTAACCACCTCAACGCCGCTGTTCTTGGGCGCTTCAGTGGCGTTGTCAGTAGTATTAGCCATTTCTTTTATCTCTGTTTGTTTGGTTGGCCCGTGCTGTTGTTGAGCGCGGGCCAAAAGTGTTTCGCGGTATTCCGCCTCATCATCACTGCGCCCCATGCCAACGCCGGTATCAGCAGGGACAGTCACAAAACTCGCCTCTTTCGGCTCCCATTGGGTGACTCTCCAAGTGTCACCTTCCTCTCCGCTCGCCTCGAGCCGCTCCTCATGGATGCGATACCCCACGCTGACGTTGCGCAGAATGCCTGAATCTACATCGCGCTTAACCTCTTGCGCCTTGGGGTTATCACTGAAAATCACGCTCACACGCGTTTTCCCGCCATCAATAGAAGCATTGGTTACCCTGCCGATCAGTTGGTGATGGTCATGCATCCAAAGCAGCGGCGCATTGCCGCTCCTCAACCAATCCAAGCGCACTTCATCAGCGCTATGACCTAAAACCTCGCGCACTCCGGGCCACACCTCAACAGGGTCATCTGAGGCAAGGCTGAAATGGTACGTATCTGGTCCACCATCTTCACCACGGGTAACATCCCCCGTGTAAGTGGCTGCTCTGTGTAAAATCGCGGGGCGCTTCACACATAAACCCTAAAGAGCCCTTTACAGTTTATCCGGCACCGCGATGCCTGCGATGCCTATGGGATTTTCTATCCCGTCTGCATAGCGCGGGAATTTAATGATCCTCATTTTTCTCACCTCTCCCCCCGGCATTTCAATCTTCTCTAAAAGATCATGAACTCGCCGCGTTCGCCAAACAAGGTCGTCATTCTTCTTGAACTCTTCCGCTATCGCCTTTGGCCATACATGCGAATCTTTTTGATGCAGGTAATCTTGGATCTTGTAACCCCTCGGCAACAGAAATATTCGCTCATAAGCGCGATTTACCGCAAGGATCCGGCCATCCTCGTCTTTAACCCATTGAGGCAACGGTGATGAGTCGTGGCTGCTCGATAAAATAATAAATTGAGTCAGGAGACGATGGTTTTCTAGCTCCAGGGCATGGCAGCGTGCTTCAATCGCCGTTTTCGCCTTCTCTAATACCTCAATTCTCTTTTCTAGATCTGCTTTTACCCGGCAGTGCTGCGCAACCTGCATCCTCCAGAGGTGGGCTATAACGCCCGACAATACGCCAATTGCCGCCATCAAGGCGCCCTCGATGCCCGTAACAGCAACCGTGAAAATCAACGCTATTCCCTCCCAGTGCTCTCGCTGCTGGACTTATTCCACTGGCGGGTCACATACCCCAGGGCCGCATAAAGAGCAGCTTGGGCCCAGTCTTTCGGGTCACCACTTTCCACTGCCTGGATTGATTCCAAAACTGCGAGCAGCAACCCGCACAACGTGGGTAGCCAATTCACCACCAAAGCACTTTTTAAACTATTCATTTTCCGTTGTTGTATTCAAGTTGCGGCGCTCCACCTCCCGTTGGAACTCTTCCCGCTCCTCCAGAATGTCTTCAAAATCTACCCCGTGCGTCTCAGCGATAATGCGGGCTTCTGATGTTAAATTATGCTCAAGCGCAGTGGCTTGAGCGTTGACCTCTTTCTGCGGGTCAACCCATTGCCAGCCGCGCCCCTGGAACTTGTAACACTCATCCCGCAGCAGCTTATCTAGTTTCGCAGAGTCAAACTCTGGGCCATCAGGGTTGATGCGCTGCACCTCAAGCCACGCTAGAAAGTCCGGCTCTTCATGGTGCTCAATGTAAAACCGCTGCATGCCGCGCCAGAGGCTTCTCATTGTAAGCTCCATCTGCCGCAGACTGGAGTAATTCACGTCTGCGAGATTATTGCTCATCAAACAGTAATCAGCACCTAAACCCGAAGCAATGCCGCGCCCCATCACGCGGTGAAACTGCTCCAAGTTTGCTGGAGGGTAACCAGGGTCGAAAGGCTCAACCCCATCAATGCCCGGGGGCAATAGCTCAAGTGTGGCCGGCTCAACCTCTTGCTTCAGCTCACCGTCTTCTTCCATGCCGGGGATGCTATTGACATCGAAGTTTTCCCCGGGTCGATAAAACGCCATTTTCGAGGCTGCCACGCGGCACCCCACCACCACTGCCTCCTCAAACTTATCAAGCATCCTCGAACGAACACCCACGGGCGCCATGGGGGAAATGCCGCGCACTTGCCCGGATCGCTCCATCAAAAATGAATGCTCCACCAGATCTGCAGGGATTCGCTCGTAATCCTCAGGCCGATAGCCTACGTGCTCAAAATACGCCGCATTTCTGTGTCTATTTAGGAAGTGATACGCCACGGGGCGGTTGTTTTGATCCACTTCCACCCCCATCTTGATCACATTATCAGAATTGCGCACCCTGCCATTGAGGCGCCAATCTAATAGGGAAGGATCAATGAACTTCTTGGAGTAACGGAAGCGGTTTACATCACTCCCCTGAACTCGCGCGCAGATCACCTCCCCATCTACCGCCAAACGCCGCACCCAGTGGTTGCCCACATCAACACGGCTCATGCGCCCATCCTCAGTGGGGCTGTTTTTGAGCTTGCCCGCGAGGCGCCATTGCCGTGCCAATTCCTGATTGAATGTCTTTGAGGCTCTGCCGTTGTTGGATTTTAGAGAGCAAGAAAACTTAAAGCCTGAAGCACCGATGACATTAGACACAAGCAGGCGCAGATGCTGCGCCACATACGGGTCATTCCTTTCAAGATCACGGCCCCGGGCGAGCACCTTTTCAGCGTTTTCA